ATCACGTACTTGAAAACGTTACTCAGAAAGAGGTTAAACGTATTAAAGCACAAAAAGAAGCTATTGGCTTTAAAGAACTCACTGATGATGAGTTTAAAGAAGCCATCAAATATTAAACCCCTTTAGGTAAAGCCTAACTCTTATCTTGCAAGGGATAAGGGGGTATATTAGATTAGCTATCTAAGGAGCTATCAATAATCTAGTAACTACCCTATTTGTGTTAATAGGCATAGAGCTAGTGAGACAAGCCAAAATCAAGCTACAATGTTATTTAACTTTATATGCTTTGGTAACTTGGGAACAACTGTTACACTGAACAGACAAGACAGATGAAATGATAAAGCAATTAAGAGAGGTAAATATTATGTTTTTAAAGTTTGTTATGTATAAGAATGTTGCGAAAGTGTACCTTGTTGGTGGAACTAAAGAAGCTATACTTACTATTAATAAAGAATCTGGTTTATTTGATATTTGTGGTTCATTGTCATTCTTGTTACATAGAAATTTCTGGGATACATATAAAGGTATGTATCATAAAGGAGAATTGATAGAGCTAAAAGACAGCTTGGATACAGCAAGAAAAATTAAATCATTGATGGAAGAAAAATATGCTTATTGTAGTTAAGCACAAAGAAAAAGGGGTGTTATCTATTTCAGAATACCCTAGTGTAAAAGTAGCTGAGAAAGAGTATAAAAAGCTATTTCCTGATACTTTTGATAATTTAGTTATAGTTGAAGCTACAGAATATCTGTAGTTTATGAATGAATAAGGAGTAAATAAAATGGCAGTAATTAAGATTGATTTGACAGAATTAGGTTTGTTTTCTGGGTTGTATAACTCTATCTGGGATAATGATTCAGAAACAGAACAACAAGAGGAAATTATTTCAGTATGTGAAGATATTTTTGAAGACTGTAGTTTTTACACAAGAGTTAAGAATAAAGAAAGTCTTTTAAAAGATATAGCTGAATTATTCTGTAATGCACTTGAAAATAGTTTAGAAGGTGTATTTAAATTTGATAGCTCTTGGTCACCTTCTTTTTACAACTATGACACTGACCATATTTATTTAAAATGGACTGTGGAAGATAAGACTGAAGATGAAATGGAAGATATGCTAGAAACTTTCCTTCTTGAAACTGATAATCTGTCAGATTATGAAATTTTCAGTGTGTTTGATTATAACGGTAATGGTGATAATGTTCTTAACGATAATTATGACATTATCATGATTGAAGATGGTAACAAGTATATAATTAAAGATGTTAATGAAGACAGTGTAGAGTTACAAAGTATTTAAGGAGATAATAAAATGTTGGGTTGTGTTGTTTTAGGGGCTATGGCTCTATTAATGGTAGGTATTGATTATGGAAAACTTTATTATTAATTTAGCAAATGGTGAAAAGATTTAATAAGTTGTATTGAGGAGAAAAAGTAATGCTTAAACTATTTAAAAAACAAGAAAATAAAGAGTTGTATCACGCACCTTATCACCCTAGTTGGGAAGAATCAGCTAGACAATGGGAACAGTCTCATATTGCTCGTAAAAAGGCATTTGAGAGCCTTAAACATGACCTAAGTAGTAATACACTACCTAGGGTCTAGGATTGATTACAAGCCCTTTTAGAGGGGTTTAAGACACACTAGTAAGGCTAGCACTAGACTGTCAGGGGTCTAGGTGTCATAAGCTATATTAATAGCTATAATTTAATAAGGAGTTAAAATAAATGGCTTTTGAAACTATTAAAGCAAGAGAGGTTAGAGACTATATGAATAAGTATAGTCTAACAAATAAGGTACTTGGTCATGCTTTGGGTGTAAGTCCTAGTTCTGTTAATGCTTGGAAACAAAGAGGATTGTCAAGCAAGACAAAGAATTTTAGGAAGCTACAAAGGGTATTGAAACTAGACTTTTACCGTGATAATGTAGTTGATGTTCCTGATGAATTACCTTGTGGCAATACATGGTCAGTAAGTCGAGTCTCAAAATGGCTTGAAAGCCCTTGGGATTTTTACTGTCATTACATTAAAGGTCTATCCAAGCCTAGTCCTTGGCAGGACGCATTAGACCGAGGAACTACACTACACCATATTCTTGAATGTATCGGTAATGGTGTTTCTTTGCACAGTATCCTACAATCAATTGACTTGTGGGCAAATAAAGAAGGCTTGTCTGATAAGGGTGTAGCTGACGGAATCCGTGTAGCTGAAAAATATCTTAATCATTATGGTAGTGTAGAGTCAATTGGTACAGTCATAGAGACTGAGAAACTTATTGAGTGGGATTTGTCAGAATATCTACCAGGACAACACTTTCAAGGCTACATAGACGCTGTAGTTGAGGACAAAGACGGTGGTGTATGGTTGGTTGATTATAAGACCTACAGTAATAAACCACGCTTTGAGAATCTACGTCTAGAGTTACAATGTAACGTGTATATGTATGTCATGAAAGAAATTCTCGGATACAATGTGCAAGGGTTTGTCTATGACTGTATCAATCCAAGAGAGAAAATTGTAGGTCGTGGGTATCACTTTCACCAGTTTAAAATAAACTATAATGAGAAGATTGTTAATAAAGTAGTTGAGGATTTTCTTTCTACGATTGAAATTATCATCAACAATCCTAACTATGCTATTTTCAAAAAATCTGATTATGGCACTCCTTACATGGAAGAATTAGTACATGGTTTTGAGGAAGAAAATAGAATCAAGATTACAGGAATCGAGGAAGAAGAATATGAATAGGCTGAAAGAGTTACGCAAAGAAAAAAAGTTATATCAGAAAATGGTAGCTAAAATTTTTGGGGTCGACGTAAGAACGTGGCGACGTTGGGAATGTGGAGAAGCTCAAATTAGAACCAACAAATTAAAGGAAATTGCTGATTATTTTGGGGTGACAGAAGCATATTTGCTTGGATATACCAACAACCGTTTGAGTGATAATAAGAAAAAATTTCATGAATTTTGGGATGGTCAGGATGGTTCAGCAGTTGATAAACTTAATGAGTTAACCCAAAATAGCAAAGGAAAAATCAATGTTGTAGGGTATCAACTCATACAAGTGGATGGTAACGGCTTCCCTATTACTTATATTCTAGTTGAAGAGGATGGAGAATGAAAGATAAAATAATTCCTATGTTGGTTGTTATTGGCTTTTCAACATTGTTTGTTAAGGATGAAAAAGTTTTTATTCTTGGTTTTCATGGTGTGGGTTATTTGTAGCTATCAGTTTACTATTATATTATGTGTTAGGAGTTTAATTTGAAAAAAGAATATTTAGATGATGATGAATCAGTAAAAAAATTTTGGGAGAATGTTATAGATATGTGTAACCGTAGAGGAACTACCATTACAAAATTATCTCTTAAGTTAGGTAAGTCACCTAATCACATATCAAACATGAAAAGTCAAAATATAAACCCTACTTTAGTAAAAATAAAAAATATTGCTAAAGCTTTAGGGATTGGAATTACAACACTTTTTAAAGGAATTTAAAAAATTTACGCTTTAGGGTTGCATTTTGCAACTCTTAGTGATACAATAAAATGGTATTAAGATAAAATAAGGAGTAAACAACATGGAAGAAAAAAATTTAGTTACATTACCTAATAAGGTAGCTGACTATCTAGAATACATGAAAAACAACAACTACACTTTACTAGGTGCTTTAAAAGTATGTATTGGTGAAGGTGATACAAAAAATTTCATGGAAAATTATTTTAATGACTATCACAATCAAGAAACCTTTGCCTTAGCTTGGATAAATGGTTGTAAGGCTGAGGAAAGAAAATTTCTTGTTAAATTTAAAAATCTTGGTGATGTTTATAGTTATCTTAACTATGACGTAGAAGGAAAAATTTTTAAATTAAGTAGTAAAGATGAATCAAAATATTTCCTAACAAAATTTACAAGAGAATTTCTTGAAAAAAATTCTTTTGGTTGGGTGTTTGATAGTGAAGGTGTAAATATTTTTGTGGTAGAAAATAATGATTAAAACGAAATACTTAGTAACAAATCAAGATTTTCTTGACCCTGAAGAAATAGATGATTTAATTAATGATTTCTTTGAAGAAAATCCTAATATTGAAGTTATTGATATTAAGTATCAATCAAATATTTCTGCTGTTGCTGATAGTGGTGTAAGTGCTACTTACTATAACAACTCAGCTCTAATTATCTATAAGGAGGTAGAAAAGAATGAATGATATTATTAACTACATTGTAGCTCATCCACTATATTGTCTTGGTCTAGCTTTCCTAGTTATTGTAGCTTGGAATCTATCAGGGTTTAATAGTACAGCTACAAACAACAAACGTAGTGCATTAATTGACAAACATTATAGAAAAAATTTCAAAAAATAGTTTAAGGGCTTATAGCCCTATTAAGACAGCAAAGGTTAAAGCACAACTGTTCTAAAACTAATTTTACCTTTCTTTATTTCATAACGTTACATGCGTACATTTCATTTGTCTTAAGTGCTACAGGGGTTCAACTCCCTTGGCTGTCATTACCTTTTAGGTAAAAAATTTTTAAAGGAGTAAACTACATGGTTAAGTTGAAAAAACTTAGTGAGATTAAACCACATAATCTTACTACCATTTATGGTATGCCTGGTAAAGGTAAGACCAAACTAATCTCTTCCATGCCAGGAAAAATTTTAGTTGCTGATGCTGATAATGGTTTAGCTACAATCATGAATGATGTAGCTGAATCAGGTCAGACAGTTGATGTAGCTACAGTTGAATCTTGGGAAGATTTCTTGGA